ATATAATCGCAACCTAGTTCTTCTAACATGGCTTTCGCAATTGTAGTTTTACCTACACCTGGACCACCAGTTAATAATAGATTTGGAACACTTCCGTCTGATACGAACTTGCGGAAGGATTCTTTTGTCTTACTTGGCAGAATAGTATCTTCAACAATCTGCGGTCTATATTTTTCGACCCACAACACTTCGTTTGATTTTGCATCAATCATAATTCACCATAAACATAATATAAAAATTGAGAAAACGCGGGGTCCCTTTTTACAGTTTCCCCACTTCTCGAGAAATGAGCTGTAGTTTAACCTACAAGCTTACCAGCCAATTCGCCTTCAGCCTCAACATCTACTGCACCTTCACCAACCCCTTCAGGTTGCTTAGGTCCTTTCTGTCTTAGGAATGCTTCGAGTTTATTTCTTAGCATACCGACACCAGCCAGTTCTTGCCCTTGGAATCCACCGCGAGTACTGACCACATCAATGATCTGTAACAGCGTTGAAATATCGCCAAGAGTAATTACAGCTTCTTGCTCTTGCTGTTGGCCCTGTTGGCCTTGTTGCATTGCACCATTCATATTCATTACCTTTTATTATAAGTCGACTTAGAATCAATCGCCACGTAATACGTGACGCCTTTACCTTTAAATTGTGAGATACCTTTTGAACAAAGTGTAACCTCATAATCTATTGGCATCAGTTTCAAGTTATCAGTTTTAATGATAATCCTGAACTCATCAACAGTTTCACCAATTTCAACGCCAAAGTCATCAGCGTTGCTATTGGCACTGTCGATTGCTTTCAGATAGCATTTGCCGCCTTCGCCTACAAACGCAATCTCTGAAAATTGTAATACCCCCGCCGCCTTCAATACTGAAGACAACGTATCTGCCGTTACATCCACAACAACATCAGCCGTAGGAATATTAATTTCCTTTTCTGGTGGAGTATGAATCATCGATAGATCTGCAAAGACATACTTGGTACGTCTTTTTCCTTCCGAGATAATAAAGTATTTATCATTAAACTCCACATCCGGATCATTATATAGAGACAAAATTGAAAGAAACCGTGATAAGTCGTAAATACATGCATCGGCAGGTATCTCTTGACTGATATTCGCGATCGCAATCAGTGTTTTCTCTGGAGTTATAGTCTTAATAACTGAACCGGCTGACAACAAGATTGACTTGTTGATAGAGGTAAAGCTTTTTAGGACCGTCAAGGTTTCGTTAGAAAATTTCATTATATAGATTTCTCCATTAGTTTGTTGTTGTATATTATAACAGGTTTATTTAGATTTGTCAATAGGATTATAAGACTTTCTATTAGATGTATCATCTGCAGTTGCCGTAACACCTAATTGACCAAGAGATCCCATGTCACCCTTAAAGATATAAGAACCAACATGGTTGATTTTCATCCATGGACACATCCATACTGATAGACCAGCTTTACGAGCCATTCTACAGAAGAAGTAGTCTTCAGATAAGTACCTTCTGGATTCTGGGTCAATGACACAATCAAAGAAAGCATGGATATCGCGAGTACCGTCAAATTGTTCTGTTCTAACGTGATCTGGTCTATATGCAAACTCAGGATAAGCATCTCGATATTTCTCTAATGCATCTCTTGTAATTAACATAAACCCAGTACCGCCTTCGGCAACTTCGACTGGTTCTGCGAGTTTAAATTGTTTTATACCTCCAACTGGGTTAAAAACAAAATCTGATGTAAATTTTTCTAAGTCAAACGGATTCTCTACGCCTACGCCAGCTTTGGCAGCTGCAGCAACCTTTTCCCAAGCAATTGTCTTCTTAGGATATGGTCCACAAACAATATCATATTTTTCAGGATCTGAAATTTGTAATGCAAGTAATGCTAGCGCATCGCGCGGATCAAATCCAATGTCTGCGTCAATAAACAATAAATGAGTACAATCAGAACGAAGAAATTCATCTACAATATAGTTCCGCGCGCGTTGAATTAAACTTTCGTTGAATAGAAAATAGTACTTCATTGGAATTTTGTGAGAACTACATAACATACTTAAATCGTTAGTTGATTTGGTATATAGTCCTGTACACTGGCCACCATACATAGGTGTACCGATAAAGAGTCTTTGTTTTTGTAGTTCTTCTGTCTTTACTTCTAACTTCATACTGTAATTTGCTCCAGGTCGTTTTCAGCTCGAGTGATTGACTGCAATCTTAATACATCAGCTAATATGTCCCAAGCTGAATCGTGTGCTTTAAATACGGATTCCCACTTATCTTCGTTTGCACAAGGAGCGAATCCGTTCTTCTTTAAACCAAAATCAAACTTTGCGTCAATATATGTTCTTGTATCCCTAACAGACCAATGTTTGAGGTGTGAGTGTAAATGGCCTACTTTACCCTGAGACTTAAATAGTCTTTCAAGAATAACGGGGTCAAAGGAATTGGATCTTGACCACCAATAGCTAATCTTTGGAGAATCAATTAAAAAGTCGGTAAATTGTTTCACAAAGTCTTCAACCGATAAGTCTGAACTTTTAGGAGCAATATTCTTTCTTACTTCAGGATCCTGTTTAGCCCAAAAGTCGAGAGTACTTCTATTAACTGCCCAATTATAGTTCTTTACTTGTTCTGCTACGTCCAATTTAAATTTCTTTACCTTGAACACATCGCCCAAGTTGTAAGGATCGTTGGATGTAAACTTGTCCCACTGAAATACCATTACAGATATATCAATGACTGCACAATCCAGAACATCTTGTCCCATTGTTTCAAAGTCGATGATTAAATCGTTTCTCATACTATATTCCTCTGTTCAATGTACTATTATAACACAGTTTAGTCATTGTGTCAACAGTTTTATACAAAGAATTCAGTTAAATTTTGTCTCATGTCTTTACCGAGAGGATCAAACATTGTTTCTTCTTTGTGATTGTTTTGACGTAGGAAGGTTGTACCAGATAGTTCTAATTCACCACGTAAGAATTTCGCAATTTCACCATGAATACTTGCGGATGTAGGAACAGGTACGTTTTGAGCAATATGATTTACTTTCGTAACACCACCAACAAGTTCAAAATCTGCAGGGAATCCCATCATGTGTAATGCTTCACGAATTGTCATTGATCTTTCGTGCACAGGATGAATTGAATCAACCATGTTACGCCCAATCACTGCATTCATATATTCACCAAAGACGTGAACTGAACCATCCCAAATACCTTTGCCGTCAGAAAACTTCATGATAGCATGTTCAGACAGTTTAACACCTTTCTCATTTTTAGTATCTTTGAACCATTTATTGGCTTCTTCCAACATACCGTTACGTTGAACCCATTGAAAGGTTGATTTAATATCTTCTTCAATGCAGACTTCACGAGGATCACGATTAGTTTTTGCCTTGATGAATTTGTAATAAGGTTCTGTATCAATATTCTTATTAATAATCAAATCATGCTGTAACGCACCATCAGGAATCTCAGCAAGATGATCTTTAAATGATTTGCGATCTTTCTTGAACCAATTCATAACTGGTGCAGTAGGTGATTTCCATCCGATAGCAAAAGTACGATCTCTTGCTTGGGGTAGGCCATGATATTTAGAACTTGTCTTATATAGAGTCAAACTATATCCACGTTCTTCACAAATCTTATAAAGGTTCTCAGCAACACCTCGACCTTTCTTTGTGTATAATGCAGGAGCGTTTTCAACTACTACAACTTTTGCACCAAGACGGTCAATCCCATCTTCAAATACTTTGTACATCCATTCGTTCTTTGCACAACCTGAACCTTTTACTTCTTCACTCTTACCAGTATTTAATTGAGATAGAGCAGCACAAGGAGGAGTACCAGAAACAACATCAACATGCCCTCTTGGTTCGTCTGAATCCAAAAGTACGTATTCAAGACCTCGGTTATGTACATTGTTTTGATAATTCATATAATGTGAATCGTTTGCTCCGAAACCATCATACGAATATACTGCTTCAGGTGGAACACCAAATGCACGTTCAGCACCAAGCATTTGTCCACCGATGAGAGGCACAAGAGGCGCCCATTTAATTTGTTCGTTCATTATTTAATCTCCAATTACGAAAAGTTTTAATCATTCTATTATTAATTATAATTCCAAGCCGGCGAACTGTTTCACAAAGTGTTTAACACGATTGTGTAAAAAGGATCCATCAAATAGACCATCGCTTTCTAAGAATCCCCATAACTTATCTTGTATTGCTTTGCGTTCCTGTGGGTTCGCTTCAAGATAATCAATCTTTTCCCACATATCCTTAGCACTCTCAATTCTCAATATCTTAGGTATCGGTAAAATACTTTCAGTATCGTATCCTGGATGAAAGAATGGAATGATACCGTATATGATCATCTTCCAAAATTTCTGAGTCACAAAGTTACCTGTTGGTTGATGCGGAGGTGGAATAATTGTATATTTTGTTCTATAAAATTCATCTTCCACTTCAGCAATTCTTTTTTCCTCAAACATATGTGGATACTGAGTTGTAAATTCTTCAGCCCATTTCCCATATACTTTAACATCGGTACGTCCTTTATCAAGAAACCAATCTTTAATAAATCCGTCTCGAGATTGACCACCGTTTAAACCAATAGTGAATAGGATATCTTTATCTATATCTCTCCAATCAACTTTCTTTTCATTAAGCATAAAGATTGTTTCGATTGCAGCATACCTGTGATCTTCGTCAACATCTATTCTATTCAAAGAATCGTCGTACGCAGCAATTCTTTTTGTTTTGAACTTACCTTCAGTTTGACTCATTACAACTTTAGGTTCATTCAATATATCTCTTGCAATAGAAGGAACGTATTTAGGATCTCCACACAAACCAATCCAAGGAGTTTGGCGAATATTTAACACGTGCATAATCGGTGCATAATAGTTTTCAAACATTTCCAAAGATTTTGCTGGCCCAGTTCCATCAAGTCGCATAATACCTTTATTAGAAATACCAACATTAGGCATTGGACCATAATAGATAAGACCTAGATCAAACTGCAGATTCATATTATCAAGTTTAGTTAATAACCAATCATGAATAGTAATACCCGCAGCATCATTTGCTTTCTTATCCCAATCAACAAATAGATCTATAATATTGCTTGGTACTTTAGATTCAGATACTTCACCAAAGAAAGCACTAAGTGTATCAGTGTTTTCCTTTGCTCGAATCCTTGTTAGATCCGAACGACCAATTAAATAAAAGTTATGTTCAGGATGGCGTTCTGCCAACATAGTATACATCATAGGCGCTTCTTCATCGCCTGCTGTCATACTACGACTTTTTTCGTTAAAGTAGATCGAGCGGCCGATCTTACCAATTACAATATTCACTATCCGTTCCCCATTTATGTAGAAGTCTTTTGCCAAGATAGTACAGATACATTGAATATGGAAATTCATGTAACGCGGCAACGTTTAAGTATATCAACGCCGTTAAAATCTTGACTCTTTCAATGTCGAATCTATTATTATTTAGCCATTTATAATAATCTTGCTCAGCATCCACCAGGATAGAAGGACGATGAATATCAATAGTGACATTCTTTGAGTCGGAATAATCAACACTAAACAAATCACGATGAACCATCCCATGAGAAACAATCAATCCATGATTGAATTTAGCAAGGTCATAATAAGCATCGCCTATTTCAAGATTACCTTTACCAAAGTTTTGTCTCCAATCAATTAGAATAGGATCGCCGTTAGAATCAATCAAAATATTTTCGTTATGGAAATCACCATGAAACGCAGTAGCATAAGGATCATCACAAAGCATATCCCAATTAATACCATCAAGCAAAGCCTGAACAGTTGGAACCTCAATTCCGTTAATCTTGCCTGCTTGATCCATTACTTCGTATTTGCT